GCCAAAAAACGCAAACTATACACTTAGGTGTAGAGATTTTTTGGCGGCCGAGTCGGCAGCAACCCCCTCGCAGCCGGTATTGCGACAATTTTTTGTGCTACAGTTAATGCATGCCATCAATATCATACGATCAAACTAGCCAAACGCATTCGCATCAACAGGCAAAGTTGTGGGCAGCCGATGCGTCTAAAGAATGTCCGTCACCGCTGACGGGTGAACTGCTCGCCGTTCGGCAAAACCTCGACGCAGATTTGGGGTTTTTCCTCTGGACGTTGTTTCCCGAGGCTTTTCCGCTGGAACCATCCCCCTCACATCTGCGGATGATATCGGAGATCCAGAAGTCGGTTGATCACGGTGGGTTGAAAGCAATCGCGGCTCCGCGAGGATCGGGCAAAACGTCGATCATGCTTCGGGCGGCATTGTGGGCGATGCTTTCCGGCCGCCGTCGGTACGTCTGTTTGGTCGCGGCCGATGCCGATTCCGCGATCAGCAACTTGGCAACGGTTAAAGCCGAAATCAACCATAACGAGCGGATTGCTAAGTATTACAGGCGAGAGACTTGGTGCGTACGTCAGCTGGGTGGCGAACCTCGCCGCGCGGCGACTCAGCACTACGAAGGTCGGCAGACTGGCGTCGAATACAGTCGAAACGGATTGTGCCTGGGGACCATCCCCGATTGTCCGATCAGCGGTGCCCGCATCTCTACTGCGGGCATTACCGGCCGGATTCGGGGCCAGCAGGCGTTGACTCTGGATGGCGAAATCTTGCGACCGGACTTCGTTCTCGTCGATGATCCAAGCACTAAGCTATCTGCCGCCAGTACCAGTCAAAATAAAAAACGACATGAAACCATGATGGGCGACATTCTCGGGCTCGCCGGGCCGGGAGTGAAAATTGCGGGTTTCTGCACCTGCACAGTGATCTACCAGGATGACCTTGCCGATCGAATCCTCGACCGAAAGCTATCGGCGGACTGGAATGGCGACCGAATTGCCATGGTCAAAAGCTGGCCCACTTGGATGGATGGTTGGGATCAGTACAACCAAATGCGAGTCGATGAACTCTTGCAAGAGCGAGATCATGAGGGATCGCGGCAATTTGTTCGCGATAACTTCGATCGCTTGCATGAAGGTGCGGAGGTCTATTGGGAGGCTCGCAAAAGCGAACATGATGTTTCCGCGTTGCAGCATGCAATGGATCTGTATTTTCGGGATACCGGAGTCTTCGCCGCCGAATATCAAAACGCACCGTTAGACCAAGTCGCTACCAGTCCCTACGACATCCAAACCGAAGCGATCATGCGACGAATCACGGGGATCCCCCGAGGTGCCGTACCTGAAGACGTAGACAAGATCACCGCGTTTATCGATACCCAACGGGAGTTGCTGTATTACGTCGTCGTCGCATGGTCGATTACTGGTCGAGGGTACGTTATCGATTACGGTGCCTGCCCCGATCAAAAGCGTCATCATTGGGCGAAACACTCGGTTCCATACACGCTATCGCAGATTTACGGTGATGATTTCGAAACCTATTTGCGATCGGGACTTGACTGGTTGATCGGTGCGATTCTTGAAAACGAATACACTACCGAAAACGGTGCGAAGGTCATGGTTGACCGATTAGCAATCGATGCTCGGTGGGGGGAGTCAACCGCGATCATCCGAAAGTTAGCCAGGGAATCCCGGCACCGCGCTCGTCTGCACCCGTCCATGGGTATGTTCGTCGGGGCCAACAGTAAACCGTGGCAACAACTCAAGAGTTCTAAAGAGCGACGAAGCGATCGGCGCGGAGTTCATGCCAAACTGGTTACGCCTAAAGACGGCGGCCGTCGCGAGTTGCTTTACGATTCAAATTACTGGAAGTCATTCTGTGCTGATCGATTGCTTTGCCATGAGGGTTCGCCTAAAGCAATTATGCTGTTTGACGCGGAGCCCCACAAACATCGAATGTTTGCCGAACATTGTGCGGTCGAGGAACCAGTGCGGGTGCTAGGCAAAGCTAATAACGAAGTGGTTGAATGGCGAACGTCAAGTTCCCAGGTTGAAAACGATTTTTGGGATTGTCTGGTCGGCAATGCTGCCCTGGCATCGACCATCGGTGTCGAAACTCATTCAGGTAACCGAAAAGGTGGTCAGGGCATGAGTCGCGCGATTGAGAGCGTACTCAAACGAAAACCGTCAACCCAGTTTTTCCAAACGCGAGGATAATATCCGATGATCTGCGAAAAGTGCGGATGCCATGACCGAGTGATGAGAACAGTTCGCCGACAAGATCGGGTCGTTCGCATACGTCGTTGCATTACTTGCGGTCACATGGTGACTACCGAGGAAACCAAGATCGAAAACCCAACGACAACCAAACCCGCACCCAAGCGGGTTCCCGAACCGACTCCAGTCAAGTCTGCCAAACCGCGTAAGCGCAAACAAAAAGCCGAACCACCTAAAAAAGATGATTCGGCCAAAGGTGCGTTAGCTCAAGCAATGGCCCAAGCAAGGTAATCACCGCTTTTTTGGTTTGCCTTCGAGAGTGAGAGGCACTGGGGCGCACATCCGATTCCCGTTAGCGTTTCGGATCACGCCTGAAGACCAAGGTGCCTTCGTCTTTCCCGACTCTACTCCACGCAGATATGCGCGGAGTTTTTTCGAGATCGGAATCTTCGCTGGTTTCTTACGGTCAATTGCCCCGTCGCAATCGGGGCAAAGCAGCGTATCGGACAATGCGTGAATCGCGTAACCCGATTTGCATCGCAATCGATCGGTGAATTTATCCGCTTCGAATTCAACGCAGCACCAATCGCAAAAGTGCTTTCCGTCAACTTTCATTGTTTATCTTTCAATTCAGGAGCGTAAACACAACTGGCGATGAACGTGATCAACGTCAGTACCCAACAAACGACCAAACCAAACACTACCCACCAAGCATCCATTATTTACGTCCTCCGTTCACGTCTTTTTTCGCTTGTTCTCTACGCTTCTTTTTGCTGATCTTTTTCAGCACCGCAGTGCGATCGTAGCGGTTCTTTCCGCTGTTCGATCCGCCCATTCCTTTTTTGATTTTCGGGTAGCTCATATTGCAATCTTCCGCAATCGAGAACTGAGATTAAATCCGGTGACCATTCTACCGTCGGCATCATAGATATTTCCGCAGCAGTCGAGCGATTGCTCGGGATAGACGGCATGACAACTGCCGACTGAATAAGAGTTGCCGCCAACATGCACCTGCATGTTTCGGCCAATGCGACCGATACCGTACTTCTGAGCGCGGCCGCAAGATGAATAGAGTTTGATGTCGCCCACATCGGCGAGTTTTTTGTACCAGCGGCCGTCAGTGCCGAGAATAGCGTCGTCCAAAGATCGCCGCACAAACCATTTTGCTTTTTGGTTGGTCATCAAAAATCTCCGTTGAGGTTGAAAGTGGATGAAAGGGTGAGACTCACTGACGTGTTGAGATTGTTTGTTAACCTGTCATCCCGATGCCCTCTCAACACTTGCTGTTTACCGCAGCTAGCGTAAGCATCGGGCAGGTCACAGTGAGCCTCACCTTTCCATCGATCTGCTACCACTACACTCTCTCCCCGAAGGGTTGTAGGCGTTGGTAGTCTTGCTGCCGGGCAGCTCTGACGCCTCGTTATTCAGTCGCTGCTGCGACCTACGGTGTATGCTAGGGATGCTTGGATTCGAACCAAGAACTTCACAGTTGGATCCGGCCTGACCCGTGCCGTGAGAGATCAAGCTCACGCACCTTCAACCATTCGCGACTGGCGTCTGGTGTAGGATCGCAGGTGATCAAACTTGCTTGCCGGACTGCGATGTGATGCCAATTTCACCACATCCCCGTATTGGATTGTTTCAGTTAAGTCTCCTTAACTACAGACCAGTTTATGACATGCAAAACTTGCCGTCAACCGCCGATAAAAGCTATTTCGGCACTTTTTTTGACAAAAACCAGCAAATATGCGCAGATATGCGTTTTCGGTTTGCAAACGTAGCTAATTTTGGTACTGAAAAGGTATGGCAGACTTAACAAATCAATCGATTGCGGACGCATTACTGGCGATTGGCCCCAGAACGGTCGAGGGGGACCAGGGACGGGTGAGCATGCACTCGGTGCATGATGTCATCGCCGCGATGGAATATGACCGCAAACGAAACCGCATGAAGGACCGAGCTTCGGTTCGTCATGCCCTTCTCACTATCTCGAACCATAGATTGGCAACTCACGATGGTCGAGCTTCGTAAACGGATTCAGGCATTCCTGAATCCGCCCCCGCAACCGCAACCACCTCGCAACGTATCGCCCGAGCGCATGGATGACGTAGCGTTATCTATGCGGTCGATCTTGCGAGGTAGTTACGATTCGGTTTCGCGTACCCCCGAGAATGCTAGACATTGGGCATGGGCCGATAACCTTTCGGCAGATGCTTCGCTGGTTCCCGAAGTTCGTATCCGGTTGCGAAGTCAATCAAGATACGAGTTGATAGAGAACAACTCGTACGGACGAGGCATGGTCGATACGGTCGTCACCGATACGGTCGGCACGGGTCCGCGATTGCAGATGCAACAATTTCGGTTTTCAACAAATCAAGAAATTGAAAAAGCATGGTATCGGTGGTCATTGGCTGTTGGCCTTTGCGAGAAACTGCAAACCATTCGATCAGCTAAACTGGTAGATGGTGAAGTGGTAATCCGCTTCGTCAACAACCTGACCGTCGAGGACGCGGTTCAACTTGACATTCAACTCATTGAGTGCGATCAGTTACGCTCACCGCAATTCGAATTGCAGATCAGTGAAAACTATGTTGATGGGGTTCACTTAGACCGCTTCGGCAACCCCTATGCATACGACATCCTGCAACATCATCCCGGTGCTAACTATTGGAATTCGGTAGACCTGTATGCGCATGACACATACGGTTATGACCAAATCATCCATGCGTTTACTCCGACTCGTCCAGGGCAGCACAGAGGTGTTGCTGAGTTTGCACCGGCGTTGCCACTCTTCGCGTTTTTGCGACGGTTTACCCTGGCAACTGTTTCCGCCGCAGAAACGGCAGCGTCGGTGTCTCAGGTAATTGAAACCGATGCTCCGCTGCCCGAAGAGTTGGAAGAGCAGTACGCAGCAACTTCTTTCGACAAGTATCTCGATACGATTCCGGTTGATCGCAACAGTGCAACCGTACTTCCAAACATGTGGAAGTTACGGCAGTTTTCCGCCGAGCATCCGACGACTACTTACAAGATGTTCAAACGGGAGTTGATCAGCGAGATCGGTCGTACGTTGTGCATACCTTGCAACATCGCTACCGGCGACAGTGGCGAATCTAATTATTCGTCTGCTCGATTTGATTGGCTCGGGTATGAGAGAAAAATCAAAACCGAACAGAGCTATCTTTCGCATCGCGTTCTAGATCGAATCTTTGCGGAGTGGCTAGTAGAAGCGTCATTGACCGGCTCGATTCCAAAAAGCGCGGCGAATGTGGTCCTGGCCGATTTCGATCGGTACGGCAAACGCGGGATGGCAAACCGCGTGGAGCATTCTTGGTACTGGGATGGAATGCGGGATGCAGATGCAAAAGATGCGGCCAATGCTCAAAAAGTTCGATTGCAAAACGGATCTACGCAGCGGGCTCGCGAGTACGCATTGCAGGGACTCGACATCGAAGTTGAAGATGCAAAAGCCGCAGCTGGTTTCGGCGTGACGCTTGAGGAATACCGTCAGGCAGTTATGGCGAGCGTATTCACCAACGGTAACATGTTGGCTCCCGGCACAACCGCAGAAGAATCAGAAGAACCTACAGAGGATGGCGAATATGGCATCGACGAGAACGAAGAAAATGAAACAGAAACCGAAACAGCGACCAGCGAGTGATTTGATCTTCGCTGCTTCGGAAGTGACCATCGAGGCAGCGGGAGAGAATTCGCCCGAAGTAAACGTGACCGCGTATACCGGCGGCACGTTGTCCCTACCTAACTACCCGAACCCGGTGGTGATCAACCTTTCGGGTGTTCGGGCAATGAGTGACGAACAAATTCCGTTTCTCCGCGATCACCAACAGCAAAGAGTGGTTGGTCATGGGCAACCGGAAGTCGGCGAGAAGCAGTTAACCCACAGGGGCAAACTGTCGATCGCTGGCGAAGAACGCGATAACATTATCGCGGCGAGCAAAGAGGGTTTCCTCTGGCAGGCGTCTGTCGGAGGTCGCGTACCTGATGTTCGCAAAAACGTGCAAACGATCGCCGCTGGTGATCGAGTGCGGGTCAACGGAAAGTCTTTCGCTGGCCCAATTCATGTCGTTAATGCTTTCCTCTGGAAAGAAACTAGTTTTGTCGCAGTCGGTGCGGATGAAGGCAGAGCGTCTGCCTCGATCGCTGCGGCGCAATCATCGGGAGTTTCCCCCATGACCAAATTCGAAAAGTGGCTTGAAGATTCGGGGATCAACTCCGACGATTTGTCCGTAGACCAAAAGAAGAGTCTGGAAGCGGCGTACAACGCGCTGCCTTCCGAGGCACCGGAGCCTGCTCCTGCGAGTTCCGCCGTCGATATGGACTCCGTTGTCGCGTCCGCCACTAAAGCGGCCGTTGAAGCGGCCCAGCAGCAATCGCAGCGTGATCGTCGTATCGATCGCCTGTTCGCAAACTACTCGGACGCTTCGGTGTCGAAAGAGTCGATCGATTCGCTTCGCGCTCAACTGGAAGGCGGCGAAATCAGCGAAGAAAAAGCTCATCTCGAATTGCTGTTGGCAAGTCGCGGACGTGGAAGTACCAGCAATGTTCATTCGGGGAGTCGAAGCGTGGGCGATAATTTCGGGTTGGAACTTGAGGCTGCCGTTTGTCGCAACGGCGGTTTGAGCGATGAGCAGATTCACGGCAACCTCGTTGAAGCGGGTGCCTCTGCTGATCAAGCCGAGTCGGCAGTCGAGCGATCTCGCAAAAACAGCAAAGGCCTGAAAAGCGTGATCATGGCGATTTGCCGCCAGGAAGGTCATCACGCCGATGAGGTCGATGACGACGCGATTCGTTGTGCCATGCGAGCCTCTGAGCGTGACAACGGGATGATCCAAGCGTCTTCGGGATTCAGCACGGTGGTTCTGCCGGGCATTTTGAGTCGCTTGGCGAACAAAGCAATGCTCGCCGCGTACGCGGAAGCAGACAATGGTGGCGTTGCGACTCAAATCGCATCGACCACTTCGACTCGGGACTTCAAAAAGTTCAATCGGTATCGAATGACTGAGAGCGGTGTTCTCTCTGAAGTTTCGGCAGCGGGCGAACTGCAACACGGTTCCCTGGTCGAAGAGGAGTACGAGAACCAAGTCAAGACGTACGGCAAAATCATGTCGCTGACGCGGCAGATGATGCGAAACGACGACTTGGATGCGTTCCTCCAAATCCCCCGTATGATCGGCCGCATGGGGCGTCATGCGTTGGAGCAGTCGGTCATCACCACCTTGGTGGATGCTTCGACCAGTGCCGGTGCGGGAACCACTGAGTTCTTCCACGGTGCCGCTCGGGGTAACCAAGAGCCCAACTACTTGGAAGGTGCGGCCACTGCTTTGGGTTTCGACGCTTTGGAACCTGCCTATGAGTTGTTCCTGAATCAGGTCGATGCTGACGGCAAGCCCTTGATGATCGATCCAGGTCTGTTGCTCTGCACCAACGCGGACATCATCGCGGCTCGCAAACTGTACTCCGATACTCAGTATCGGTTCACCGCAGCGGATCGTACGGAAACGATCAACAACCAGTGGGAAGGTATGTTTGAGCCTGTTAAGTCGAGCTACCTGCATCGACTTGGGGCATCGCCAAGTTCCACGCAGTGGTATCTGTTGGCTCGTCCATCAACCGACGTTAGTGCGATTCAGATCGCGTTCCTCGACGGTCAGCAAACCCCGACGATCAATTCGTCGGAGACTCAGTTCAATACGCTCGGCATGCAGATGCGAGGCGTGTTTGACTTCGGTGTCGCATTGCAAGATCCGCGAGCGATCGTCAAGTGCAAAGGCGCAGCGTAAGCAACTCCACTTCGGCTAAAGCCTCGACAACGAGGCTTTAGATTTCACCAAACCACAAAGTGTTTTTAAGAGGTAATAACCGTGGCAAAGTACTTGCAAGATTCACGTCATGTGAACATCCAATTGGCAGCGGAGACTGCTGCCGGTGCGTTGGTTCAGATTGGCAATACCGTTGGTATTGTTGATCCGAAACCAGATGGAACCAATTGGGCGATTGGCGAGTTGGGAAGCATCTCAATTCGTTGCATTGTCGAACTGGACAACAGCGGCGTTGCGTTCGCTTACGGAGCTACCGTCGGCTATGACGCGACTGATGACGATGCAGTCGCCGCCGCTGGTGGGGATTTCGATTGCGGCGTTTGCGTGAACCCCGGTGGAGCCGGAACGACTGACAAAGTTCAGGTTCTGCTTTTTGTTGATTGATGAAGTATGACGAACTACCTCAGTATGGGAGCAGAGAAACTCCAACAGTTGATGGAAAATTATGGTGGCGTTAACGTCACCTACCGTCGAACTGGAGTGTTCTCGTTTACCGTCGCCGCAGTGCCCGGTCGTAATCCGACCGACGTATATGATCAGCGAGGTGTTCTCTTACGAGGTCAGATCCAAGACTTCACAATCGCAATAGCGAAGTTAACTGCCGGAATGACTTCCGGCTCGGCCCGACCGCTGCGTGGCGACGAAATTGTCATGCAGGTCGGGGAGTATAGTACCGTCTTCGTCGTTAACGGCGAAGACTTTTCGACAGGGCATTATCAGCCCTCTGATTCTTACGGGATCGCTTGGCGGATCCATACAAAATCGGATCGAATAGATGCCTCGGGATGCTGATTACGGTCGAGAACTAGCAAAGCGATTATCGGCGTTGTATTCCGGCAGGATTACAAATGTCGAATTCACTTATGACGCTTTTCTGGAACTAGACCGTCTATCTGAATCCGAGCCTTATTGCAAGATTTCGCCGACGTTGTACGAGCAACTGCGGGAAGGTCGAGCAATCTGGCGAGAGTCTATCCAGTTGACGGTGACCTTAGTCAGCGCAGTTGGTTTGATCGATGAAAGCGTATGGGTTGACGATTGGTTGGACAGCTGGGATTCGACGATCAAACAACTTCGGGAAGTGAAGTTGTTTGACCGACATGTCCCTCTTTCGATCGATATTGATGAGCGATATGACAACAATATGTTTCACAATAATCGTCGGTTGGTCACTCAAGCGGCAATTCACTACGGCAATGTTGAGGTGAGGTAATGGCAGACGGAATCGTACTCGGGCTAAACGCGGTAACTGCCGAGAATACCGGCACAACTGCGGCCCCGGTTTGGGTTACTTTGGTTAACGTCAAAGATGAAACCCTGAATATGGAAACCGCTCTCAGTGACGTAACTAACCGAGCAGCGAACGGGTGGCGATTGCAAGTAGGTACGCTTTCCGAAGCGTCAGTCGATACCCAGATGATCTACCAAGCGGGTTCCGATGTAGCTCAGGCTGAATTCGCAAACATCAGAGATGCGTTTTTGGACAAATCACGGATTTTGATGGGATTCTTTGACGACGATCCCGCCGCAGCCAGTACGACAGTTAATGGTTTGATCGGCGGTTTTGGGGTGACTAACTTCTCCATCGGTCGCCAACTCGAAGAAGCGATGATGGTTGACGTTACGTTTACTGCGCGCGAAGATGATGCAGGAAATGGTCCGCAATGGTTGACCATCACTAATCCTTAGTCATTTGAGAGTACGCATGTTCCAGTATCAAATCGATTCGATGCGGGAAACGATTAATCGCCTTTTGCGAGCTACCAATCCTCCTCAACGGGTTGCGATTTTGCGGGAACACGCTGAATTCTTAGGGATTGACTTCCACTACTCCAAACCCCTGAATGAGGTTCGCCCATCGGGGTTAGTCGCCGGAGTAGCGTATGGGAGTGTAGCGATGGTTAAGTTGGCGGACGTGTTTACGGCACTCCAAAACGCAGTAGGAATCGATGAGCAAAGACAAAGCGAAGAGCCAAGTGGTTCAGTTGGGGAAACTCAAGCTGAAAACGCGGATAACGATTAAGCATCTCAAGAGGCTGAAAGAACTAACGGGTATCGACTTTACGAGTCAAGATACCGGTCCCATGCTTGACTTTGCCGTGGACCCGACATGCGTAGCAACTGCTTGCTACGCTTTGTATGAGGATCAGTTCACCGGCGCAAAGATCGACGAAGATGGGTTGGATGAATTGCTCGGCCCCGAAGAGATCGCAGCATTGCGAGAGGAGGTAACCGAACAGATGAAATCTTTTTCCAAATTCTGGACGATCCTCGCTACCGAGATGGAGGGCCTCCAGTCTGGGAATATCGACCTAGTAGAAAGGGCAGCCAAAATTCAGGAAGCAAATCTAACTCAGGGAGTTTCTGGACCTTCGTCCTGACCGCAACTCAGTGTCTCGGTTTTCCCCTCGACGACTACACTGCCGCTGAAGCGTATCAGATGTGGGCAGAGCGAATGAGGCAAGACTGGCAGCATACATCCGCAATCGCAGCGTATTTGATCGCAGTCAATCGAACTGAAAAGAGAGGGCGACAAACAACTCCTGACGAAATCAATCCGATGGAAACGGGATCTAAAACCTCGCAAGGGATATCGCTGAACAGTGCAGAAGGGTTTCGCGCATTGCAAAGCGTAGCAGGACTATGCCCAAAACGCTAAAGTTCAAAAAGTTAAAATTCGATCGACCGTATAAAGGGATTTTGCGGTCGTTTCAACGTGATGCGAAGAAGTTGCCTGAACGCGAGGCGGCATTCACTCGCCGCCGTGCGAGAAGCATCATGAAAAAGGCTCCAAAAAAGCCGAAAAGCCGATACGGCAATTACCGGATGTACTCGACGACGGTTTACAATCGCCGTCAGCAGCGAATGGCTGCCAGGGGCAAGTCATCGAGCCAAGGCTATTGGCGAAAAGGGCTTTACTCTCGCCCTGGGCAGCCTCCGTTCTACCATGATTCCCAAGCGCAGTTTAATTTGCGAACCATTGTGTTCGGTGCGATAACGGGATCTCCAAAAATCCCAACCCCCTCACGCAGAAATGCCGATATTTACGCTTGGCGGGTTGGGCCGGTTTACAATGTCAATGGCCCGATGCGGTCAACTCCGATCCCATCACTGCATGAGTACGGCGGCACGGTTCGACTGCAATATAATCGGCGGCGAGCGACGTATAAGGATCGCGGCATTCGGCAGCGATATCGCAACCAACGGAAAGGAGAGTTGGTACGCTATCCGGCTCGACCGTACATGCGGCCAGCGGCAAAAGAAGCAAGGGAATCGGCTGCCAGGAAAGCCCCCAATTCACTAAAGAAAATTGCTCGCCTCGGCGGGTGGCGAGGTAGGAGAATTTACTAATGAGCGGTGGAGCGGGTGGAGCAGTTAGAGCGGGTGCCGCTTACGAAGCGGTTTTAGTCGATAAAGTTACCAACAGAGTCGATAACATCATCGATGCTTTAGATCGATTGCAGGATGCGTTCAGGCAAACGGCGCAGGGAGCGGCACCATTAACGGTATCCGTTAACGCGACTGGTGCGGGCATGCGGAAGTTATCGCAGAACGTCCAGTCAACTGGCGACAAATTTAAGGCGTTTGCTCGCAAAATGCGAGTTGCCCAAACGCAAGTCAACTCGTTTGGACAAGCAATGGGTCAGGCCGCTATCCATGTCGGGAACGCGATGATGCGTATGGGCCGCCGATTCACTGTCGCCTCGTTAGGCATTGGTGCGTTTATCGCCACGTCTATTTCCGAAGCTGATCGGCACCGGCAAGTCGTAGCATCTTTGGAAGAGTCTTGGGGGGAGGGAACTCAAGGCGCGTTGGCTTTTGCGGAAGACTACGCGCGACGTATGCGGCGTAACGTAACCGATGTCATTGAAGGGTTGTTGCAACTTCGCGGCGTTATTAGCGGCCTTGACAAAGCGGGAAAGTCAGCGGAAGAGATTGATGAGCTTGCAAAGTCGCTGTATGCATTGGGGATTGATTTCGCTTCGTTCGGCAAAGGCATGTCTGATGAAGAAGGCATCTTAAAAATCATTCAAGCGTTGGGCGGCGAGGCTCAAGAATTAAAAAGATTCGGCATTAACGTAATGCAGAAGGATCTGGAAGAATATGCCGAAACGCAGGGATTAGTTTTTTCTCAACTGAGCAACGCGGCTCAGATGATGTTGCGAATTGAATTGCTCCAAAAGCAGATGCAGGAGAAAGGTCGCACCGGTGCGGCCTTTCGGGAGCGGTTCGGTTTCCAGGCGATGACGAAAGCCGCATTAGCGGCGTTTAAGACGTTCCAAAAACAAGTCGGCGAGGAGTTAGAACAATTCGGAATCACTGTTGCCAAAGTAGTGTCAAAAGCTCTTGCCGCTCTGACCCAAATAAAAGATGTCGGCAAAAAAGTTCTTGGTTCGATGGTCGCTTTAGGCGCGGCGGGAGTATTGTTAACCGGTTTTGGTTTTGCGTTGGTTGGTTTTGGAATCTTATTCTTGGCAACCACTTCGCTAATCACTTCCGCAATGGCTGTTGTATCAGCGATCATCACTGCTGGGGTAGGAGCGGCAACTGTGGCACTGCTACCAATGGTCGGTGTCGCTGCTGCGGTTGCGATGGTGGTGAGTGCTTTGGCGGCCCCTTTTGTATTGGCGGCAATTTCCGCAATTGATTTCAAAAGCGCGATAGCGGGGATAGCGGGCACAATGGGCGAGATACTCGCGGTGTTCGGCCGAGCTACAACGCTGGCGGTTTATTTTGGCAGTAAAGGCGATTGGGATCGCACTTTTGAAGCGATCACTATTGCTGGCAGAATCGCGTTTATCAAATTGGGCGACAGTATTAGAACCATCATCAAAAGAGCCCTGTTCGAAGGCGTGATGGGCGCGGTGAAACTTGCCGACCGAGTCCAAAACGAAGTGCTGAAAGGTCTTACGCGAGGCGGCCCCATCGGGGCTTGGGTAGGGTTGATGCGAGGACTCGGGGAAGGGGCAGCCAGCGGATTGTTTGATGCACTTCAGACCGGTCAACCAGGAGAAATTGCTTTCTTGGAGCGGCGATTAGGCCAACTAGAAGCGTTGATGAACCTCGGTACGCAGACTCCCGACGAGGGCGGCGGCCCCGGCGGCAGCGGCGGCAGTGGCAGCGGCGGCGGCCGGTTCCCTGGAGCGGCAGACTCCGTCGGCGGTTTTGGTGCGAGCTTTGCACTCAATACGGGACTGTTTCGTCCGCAGATAAGTGCGCAAGAGCGAGGCAACCAAATCGCTCAAGAACAGTTATCTGAGCAAAAGAGAACGAACACGATTCTAACAAGCCGACCACCCACAGAATTGGTGATGCAGTAATGACCCTCCAAGCACATATCAAATGGGACGAAGGTGAACTGACAACGGCTCGCGGTCCTGACGATTCAGCAGTGCTGAATTATTTTGTTCATAGCGACAACAATACCGACACTCGTACTGAAGTTGTGGATTATCTTTCCACTACCGCACCTTCTTCGTTTAACGGCATGTTGCAAAACAAGATCACGGTGCGATCGCGAATTGCGGATACTGACAATTCCAGTGTCACTGAGCAGATTTGGGATGCAGTGGTTGAGTATGTTCCGCCTCAAAAGGCGAAACAGAAACCGATGACTCCGCAAGACGGCAGCGCGGGATCTAAAGCGACTTTCCGTTTATCGATCCGCAGTTCTGCTGGCGAATCGAAGCTCATGACTTACAGCAAAGCACTAATCGACTCAGTCGAATACAACGAAGCGATGTGGAAATGGAGCGAAGAACCCCCAAGCAGGCTGTTAAACCTGCAACTGGATAATTCGTCGGGCACTGCTGGCGGAATGTTCACCGCGAAAGGGATAACGGTGCCTATCGGTGGCGTTGAGATTGTTGTCGAGAAACGATTTGAAGATACGTTTTTGATCGGCCCCACTTTTAGTGTCTTGCAGGACATGGCGTCTTACGCCGGTAAACAGGTGGTCAATTCAGACAACTGGAAGGGTTGGGACGCGGGTTCGCTGAAGTTCATCAACTTTGAGTGTTCGCAGGAAGGCGGACAAGACTCATCGACGCAGCAAAACACTGAAGCGTGGAGTTTTACTTATACTTTCGCCTATTCACCCACTATTACTGCCGCAGAGTTAAACGAGAATTTAGCACCGGGTTTAGTGCAAGGACCGGATCGATTCACCTTAGATAAAAAGGGTTGGCATTATTTGGATACTTTGTTTGTCGATAATGTCGTAAATTTTGGCGGTTTTGATTTCAAGATGCCAGTTGCTAGACGTATGGCGATTCAGCAGATTTACGACGAAATCAATTTCTCTAACGAGTTGTACATCTAGTGGATATCCCTCCTAAGCCGACTAAGGGGCAGCCTGCGATCCCGTACATCACAAACGCTGCCCTGTGGGGCGTTTTGATTGACATGGCGAATGCGTGGCAACGCGGTGAGATTGGTCCGCCGCCAGAGATAACCACTGCGCAGGTCAACCCGCTCGGTCTTAACCCAGACGACGAAAATCCGATCACTGATCTCGTTCAAATTCTTGGACGGTTAAAGGATCCGACGCGCAATACTAGTGATCCAGCGGGAATGAACTTGGCGTTTGCCAAACCGACATTTGAGCTAGAGGATCCGGTTTGGCCCAACTCTTTTGACAAACTGCACGTCATGCGGCGGGATCTACACCCGTCAGGAATCGACCCGGCGCGAACCGGCCGATATGTAACGGTGCCTGTTGGCGGAGATGGTCCGTATGCGATGGTTGATCCAATCAACCCAACGCAACTGACTAACCTGTACTCGGGTGAGTTTCGCCAACTAGATAGCTTCGGGGATCCCGAGGCGCATAGCGTTCTCGACCTGCAAGACTCGCAGCGTATTTACACGTTTACGGTTTCCGAAGAACGTGGCGATTACTACGGACAATTCCAGGCGGAAGTTAAGGACATTTCCGGTGCGACGTTTACGACGAATCAGGTCACGATCCATGACCCGATTGGATTCTCAGCCAACATGCGGCCGGGCGATACCGGCACATGCAAGTTGGTTGGCGATAAATGGTTCGTTATCGGTCAGCAGGGACTCGATACGGTACTTATCAAATTTCGCATCCACCACCCAGCAGCAGACATTCGCTCTTATGTCGCTAGTATCGAACACATAACGGGTCGAGTTTTGGATCCCGAAACCGGCGATGCGTGGAAGAGGCTCGACTTTACATATGTTTACGACGTTGAAAACCAGTTCACCATGGCGGAATTCGGTGCCTATGGGTGGGCTGTTTGGGTGGTGAAAGAAGCAGATAATCCCGACGACCCACCAATTCAGCGTTGGGAGATGATCTCTTGCACTCTGCCGATCGAAGAGATCGAGGTAGAGACTGAAGAGTGCATGTACAAAACTAATAGTGATACTTGGTACGGGACATTCACTTGGAACAACGAAACGCCAACCACCAATTGGAATCGCGGCACCGGAACAAATGTCGATTTTGATCGCCGCGATTCGGCATTTACCTCATTGCCTAACAACAAGTGGCGATTGGATTTTGAAAACCCATACGGACTCGATTGCATCGGCGGATCTAAAGTACGAGTCCGCCGCGTAGCGGATAAGCAACCGACGTACGAGTCTCTTCCTCGTGACACTGAAATTAAAACATACGGTGGTCACCAGACCAACGTACGCTGGGAAGTTGTTGACGTAACCAAACCGATCGCTCGTTGGATTTGCGTGCAGTGGGATGGTCAAGAATTTGAGATTTACGGAGGGCCAGGGTATTGGGAAGGGGAGGATCCCCGCGAGTGCGACGGGCAACCTATCGTTAGCACAGGTTGCTTGGATGTGGATTTGGACTGCGTCGAACCGCTCAGTAAGTTCATCTGTTGCTGGAATCCCGAAGCCGAGGTGTACCACATCGTATCGAGCATCAGCGGCGTTCTCGGTAATCCGGTAACTAAAAAGGTGCCCACAGGCGAGCCTACAGTCAGCACTGATCCCGAAGATTGCGAGGCCGGGAATTATTGTTTTGAGTGGCCGGTCACAAACATGCTATCATGGACTTGCGACGACAATAAAGACGAAGACGAGCCCAAGCCCGATCCCATAAAACAGTGCATTAATGGGGCAGACTTCTTTCATTGCGTCGATCTTTGCCAATACATTTGCACCTATTGCGAATCGTATGCTGATGATCCTGAGTGCGATGACCCACCATGTTTAGAGTACTGTCTCTACGAGTGGGACGGGATAAACACTTGGACGCAAGTCGCGGACTACTGTACTGACGAGCCCGACTGCCAGTGTCCTGGCGAACCGGACTTTGACGGCACTAAAGTTGGTCAACTAGAACCGGTTCCCTGTGAGAAGGTTCCAGAATTTACCGATTGCCCTAATTGCACGGCATGTCATCCAAATCTGCTGATGCTGATTAGTACGCTTAACTTCAATCACAGTACCAGTTCTGTGGACAATGCAATCGGTGGGTTGATCGATGGGGAGGGCGCAATCGCCGCTTATTTGCAGGACGGTGACGCTATTCCGAGGTCGCAATGCGAGTGGCGAGTCCCGATTCGCTGGAGAGTAACGGGTAAACTGTCTAGGGTGGACGTTTTTGAAGACGACATGGCAACCGTTTCTTACGACCATGGAACGAGTACATGGACAGTCAATGTCGATAACGGATCGCCCGCAACGCCTGACACTGGCGATTACGAGGGCATCGGAGACTGTACCGGGTTGACTTGCGGACCTTTCGGGAATTGCACCTGGGTCGATGGGACTTTCCCACTTCAGACTCTCGGGGGGCAGATTGGGACTACTACAGAACCGTGCCCACCGGCACAAGCAGTGTCAACGCTGATGTTCCAAACCCGATCGGTGCCTGATGTCACTAAGTTCGGGGATTATTTTAAGAATGCAAACCCCGAGCTATTCGCTAACTGTACCGGATGCAGTAACGGGTTTGTGGCAACACTGAACCGCATGGGCTCGGACTTGCGGGATACCACCGTGGATAAAGTGGCGGCCGGTATCGCTAAGAAGTCAAAACAAGCGGATGCGGAAGAAGTTAAACAGCGTATTCGCAACGCTCACGCTAGCTGGTTATCTTCACAGTTATGACCAAGAATTTAAAATACCGCACAGATCAACGTCTGACGTTCGCCGACGTTGATGCTAACTTCGATGCACTACAGCACTACAGCGGTTCGCATACCGCAGCTTCGCTGTACCGAGTTAATGAAGTAGTGCGGAGCATGGGCGGGGTATGGATATGTTTGCAGAACACGGTATCTCTGCCATACCTGTCTCCCGCTGATTGGTCATTGATCGGTACTACTCCAGGCCGCATTGGGATGCAGTTGGATACTCCAACTGCTGGGGCCAATCTTGGCGGAACGTATGTTGTTCCCCCGTATGACAATTCGTCGCGATGGGGAGAAGGCGCAGCGGTAGACCTGTCCACGGGGAAAGCGACTATTAGCTGGCCGGGATTGTGGTTGCTGCATGTGAGCATCTCTCTAGAGCATGACGAATCAACTAGTGCCCGGCAGACCATTGTGCGGTTGTACAACGTCACGCAAAGTTCATCGGTGCAATCAATCACTGTACCGATCGCGAAGAATCAACCAGCGACATTCATCTCGACAACTTTCGCCGTGCAGATTACTGCGGCGACGATCGGGGATGAGTTTCGCGTCGAGTTGGGAGGCGGATCGACCGTATCGTCGATCATTTACGAGTCGAACACTTTTGCCGCCGTGCAGCATACGCCGGTAACAGACGGCACTTACACGCTGACCGCTGCAAGCGAAACAGATTCGGTCACATGGTTGACTGTTTTGGACGGCACCTACCCGCTGACCGCAGCAACCGAAACGGACGCTGCCACCGCCATCGCGGCCGTCGTCAATCCTCGAACTTATCAACCGGTGTTCCCGATCAAACGCGAGGCTAACCATGCAGTCGGTTTGACGGTCGTCAATCCTCGGGTGTATCCGCTGACGGCCGCCAGCGAAACCGATTCTGCGACCGCGTTGACGGTCATGGACGGGGTTTACCCCCTGGGGGCCGCCACCGAGGTCAGTGTCGCCGAGCCGATGAATGTATGGATTATCTAATGTGGGCAGCAGTTAAATCGCGCAGATGTGCGATTGTTTATTGATTTTTCCCCCTAAATAGGTACAAGAGCATCATGATTATGCTCCCACATTGCCTGATTTCGCTGGCCGCATCACTGCTGCTAGCTACCTGCTGTTTCGGTCAATTAACCGTTGATTTACGATCAGCGGTTCAGCTTTCCGGCATTGAAGGCGCGGAGAAAATCGGCGATGCCGTGTTTGTTGCTTCGGATTCCGAAGTCGTAAAAACGCCGGTAATTCTCATTACTGCGGAAACTGAAGCGGCGAACGTCACCTTCGAAGTTAGCGACCAAGATCGCATCCCGGTCGCGTTTGACCAGCTTACTGCAAGCACGATTTTGATCTCTAAGCCGGGAAAGTCTTGGGTGCGAATTGTTGCTATCGACTTCGATAAAAATTTGTATGCAACCAAGTTGTTGCCAGTCGAATTGGGTCCGAGCCCAACCCCTCCTGATCCGTCACCCGATCCCCCAGATCCGCCTCTGCCGCCCGATGGGCCTTTTGACGCTTTAGCGGTGCGGGTTGCGGCGATCGCAGCACAGATGTCCGCGAGCGAGCGGGACGAGCTATCGAAACTGCTAGCGGATGTAATTGATAAAATGGAGCGGTACGAATTCCGTACGCTTTCCCAGGCAAGAGATTTCGTCGAAGCGGGTTGGACGAATACTGTACCTGCAAATCAACTGCTTGAATTGCTGGCCGAAGATTCTAAAGACCGACTACTCAGTTGGGATCAAGCAATCGCGTACTACCGAGAACTGCTGAAGGGATTGCAATGAGCGCAGAGTTTATGGGACCGGGAGGTTGGCTCGGATCGGTTGACGGTGAACGTCGGGCTTTCGGCGAGATGGGCAACTCCATGCCCGAGGTGGTTTGCCGTCATGTTGCCAAGAGAACACTAAACGATCAATTGCTAGAGCAGACAAAGCTCTTGCAAGATGAGAACGGGATTGATGACGGTTTTAGCTTTTTGCATTTCAGCGAAGCGATCTTCGGCAATGAACTGCCATGGAAAAAACAACTCATAGGGAGTTGCGTGGCAAGCGGCGATATGCGAACGACTAGCTATCGGATGTTAGCCGAAGTGTTTTTGTTGGGTGATCCAGAAATCCTCCCCGGCATTGATATCGAGGGGACTGATGCATTTGCTCCGTTTGCACCGTTCAGTTATCGGGCAGGCCGCAAGCGAGGAAATCTTAACGGTCGATCTGACGGCAGCTACTGTTCGGTGCATATGCAAGGGAAGATCGAAGATGGCATCTTGTTTTGCAATAGCGGAGTTCAGTCGGACACTTATCCCGAACCGCAAAACACATCGCTTTATCGGAAGTGGGGAGGCGACGATAATCTCTACAACCAGTGGAAAGATAAAGCGGGCGAAATCAAGCAGATAGAAACCGAAGAGGTCAGGACGTTTGATGACGTTAAAGAACTGCTGACTGTTCACTACAAGCCGATGAACATTTGCAGCAGTTGGGGGTTTGCACCGAGTCACAAGCATCCGACTTGGCGACTCGATAACGGCGATCCCGTTTGGGTTTACAAACGCAGCGGTTCATGGGCACATAACATGTCGTTGGTTGCGTGCGTCGAAATCAAAAATGAATGGTTTGTAGTGGTAGAGAACTCATGGGGTAGCACCCATAAGAACGGTCGGTGGTTTGTTGTCACCGAATCGACAATGAATAGTTGGTTGCGTTCTGCCTCCTGTTTGTCAGTAGGCGAAATCGACCTGAAAGATCAGTTGCCAATTTTTACTGGAGCAAATTAATGTCGGACTGTTGCGACTTTCAGCCTGAGTTCAAACTGGAGTGCATTACCGAGATCATCCGATTGCTGCGAAGTGGCAATATGGATCGGGACAAGACGCTTGAAGTGGCGAAGCATGCTGCCTGTTTCATCGGTTGCGGTGCCGCGTTGATGCAAGGCAACAACGAGCCCGCTGGACCTTTCGGTGCCTTGGAGGCGGCCGATAAACTTGAAGCGTTGGTTCCGCAAAACGACACTCTTGCTAAGGGACCGGCGCAGGCTGTTCCTTGGCTTTCGATCATCCAAATTCTGTTACCGATTCTGTTAGACCTTTTGAAGGAAGAAAAATGAACCGTAAATGGACTACGATTTTGGTCGCCATCGCAGTGATGTTTTTCGTTGCTGCTAATTTGGTCAACGATTCTGTCGCTGGCGAGTCAGTAGCGCAACCTGTGCCCGTTGCCGAAGTCGGTTGTGCAGGCAGCAGTCAACCTGCATTGTTGGTTGCGAGATGGACTCCTGTTCGCGATCTATTCACCAGGGCTAGGATTCGCCGGGCCGCACGCAGAAGTTGCAGTGGTTACTCTGCACCCAGTGGATGCTCCGCACCGCAGGCAGCACCGAGTTGCTCCGGTTCGGTTGAGATCCTTCAACCGGTACAAGTGATTTCGGTCGCGCCGATTCGCTTGTTCCGAAACTGTGCTAACGGTCAATGCCGTTAGTATTTGGCATGCTGTAGCGATCGAGTGGCTATTGCTGCTCATCGCTACACTTTTGATTTGCTGTTTTGGGGATGGATCATGACATCGACCAACGATCCCGACTTTAAGAAACTGCAAATCATTTTAGCAACGCTGCGATTCTGCATCGTTATGCTCGTCTTAGTGTTCATTTTGTACGCGAAAGCGGAGCATTTTGACAAAACGGAATTAATCGCCATCGTCACCGTGGCGTTTGCTGCGGCAGCGGGCGAATCTTTGACAGGATGGTTTTCGAGAGGCAAAGAATGAGATTCTTATTTTTGCTTGCGGCGTTGATTTGCGTTCCGGTGCAGGCTCAGGTTTGCCAATCGTGCGGACGGGTACACGGACCAAAGGTGTCTGGTGTTGCAATCGCTGCGGACGGTTACCCCGTAATCTGTCGGACAGATGAGCGAGCGTATCAGCACGCTTTGCGAGAGGCACAAATACTGGCATCGCAAGGCCGGGTGTACCATCCGCTGGGTTGTGCCCCCGGTACAAGAGCGAGCGGTTGCGGGTCGAGCTTCGATGGCAATAGGCCGAATCATTGTTACTTTCGCAGTGGCAAACGGCTTGTTGCCAGGGCGAGAGTCCAAGGCCGAAACGGACGTTGGTATTTCTCAGCACATTACAGGTAATTGACATGGCAGCACCAGACCCAACAACGATCGGAATGTTTGTCTCTGCCATCGGAGGTTTGAGTGGCGTAATCGGGATTTTGTGGAAACAGATTCAGTCACATTTTGCTGATATAGAAAAGAAACTCGATCTCAGCGAACAACGCTACCTAGATTGCGAGCAGGATCGTCTGCGTATCTGGCAGAGACTTGCAGAGCAATCAGGTAAGGACGTACAAGACCTTAAAAGCGATACCGAGTAACCGATCTTCTGAGGGGGATTACAAGTGGCAAAGAAAAAAGCGAAAAGCAAAACGATTGTTAATCCGAAAACTGGTCGGAAGAAAACTGTTCACTACGGGCAAAAAGGTGCGAAGGTAAAACCTGGAACATCAAAAGGTGATGCGTACTGTGCGAGAAGCGCGGCTCAAATGAAAGAGCATCCTAAAGCCGCAAAAGATCCCAACAGCCCACTCAGGTTAAGTCGGAAACGCTGGAAATGTTCTGGTAAGAAATCAAGACGCTCATAAAAGTTAATTAAGGAAACGGACAAATGGTTGATTACCTATCCCAAGTGAAACCGCTGGAAGATGCGGGAATGACAGATGCAGAAATCGCAGCATTACTCGCAGCGAGTACCGCATCCGACATTCCGATTGCAGACTTAGAAAACTTCCTTGACTTTGAATCGCTGGCAAAACGCAATGCGATTACGGGAGCATGGGAGGGCGTGTTGCCAGATGAAATTATCAACAATGCGTTTGGCTTGTCCGATGGTTTAAGTGCGATTTTCAATCACATCAACAAGCCACGATCAATAGTCATTGATACAACAGTATCACCGTGGGCAAGTGACGCAGCAGCACTGACTAATGGGTTAGTCGCAGCAGGACTGATTACTGCGCAGCAGCAAACCGACTTCTACAACCTCGGGGGTGGCTTACCAAACGCCGGTCTAACAGAAGCAGAAGTCACTCAGTCGCGAGTCGATTGGGAAGCGGCAGAGGCACAACGGCAAGCAGAAGAAGCTGAAAGACAAGCCGCCTTGCTTGCGATGCAGCAGCACATGGATTGGGTATCCGATTACCAAGGTCGTTTCAACTTAAATGTTGCGGCTGTTTTGGACGACTCTCCAAGCCGAGACAATGCAGCACTTGTTGCAGCACTGCGGGCACTTGCTGACGACCTAGAGACAAACCCGTGGAGTGCTTAACCTATGGCAATGACAGGCGGCTTAAAAAACAACGGATGGAGTGCGTAGCAAATGGCTTGGGATACATACAATGAGTGGTACACGGGCACTGGAGGCGATGACACTACTGGAGATGGAACCAGTCATGCCACTCGCTGGCTAACGGTGCAGAAGGCACTCGACTCAATGACCACTGGGCAAAGAAACCGACTCAACTGCACTGGGTCTGAAACACTTTCCTCAACATTGAATCTAACGACCTACGGTTCCCCTGGTTTGGGAACAGAGTTGTTGATTCAAGGCTACACATCAACCGCAGGGGATGGCGGGGTATTTGCGATTAACGGCGGAACGAACTCTATTTTCAACGAAGGCAAGCCAAACATAGGCTGGAGGAACCTGAAGTTCACAAACTGGGGCAGCAGCAACCGATGTATCAACACAGGTGGTGCCAACGTCATAACCGAATGCGAGTTTGATGGCGAAGGTTCGCACGCTCTCGTAGGCGACTTTGAGGGTTTCTTTACATTTGCGAACAACAAAGTGCACGGAATCGTTGGTAGTTCAACGTCAGCAACTTTTAATCTCAACGGCGGATATTTCGCCAATAACTACATTCAGCAAGACTCCGCAACGCAGGCTCACGACACGCTTTACGTTCAGGGAGGCAGTATGAGAATAGAAAGCAACGTATTTTCACTGAACACGACTGTTGCGGTGAAAGTCATCAATCTGATTAGTGATAATAACCAGGTTTACCACAACACTATATTCAACCAAGCCGCTTGCACTGGAACAGGCATTAATCTTGGCAGAACGACTGATGACTACGGATCAGCATACAACAACATAATTTGCGGGTTCAGTGGAACTGGCGGCGTAGGCATAAAATCCACTGTTCAGACTGTGAACTTGTACGGCAACAATAAGTTTTGGAACAATACAACAGACGAGGATGTTGTCGGGGATTTGATAATAGACATTGGCGGATCTGAGTCGCTTTTGTCCAACCCATTCACATCGACTGGAAATGCCGATCATAACGATGACGACTTCACGCTGTTATCGGGTGTCCGAGGCGACGCCTGGTCTGGCGGTTTATATGATCCAGACGATGCCTTCGGGTCCAGAAACTTAAATACAAGAGATGTTGGAGCTTTGCAGAGTGCTGCTGCAGGCGGCGGCGGCGGAACATCACCAAAGCATCCACTAGGGAGGTTTTAAGATATGGCACTTGCAGATACCTATGTAGACCCTAGCAAGCAAACACGCACACCTGTAACTATTGCTAATAGCACAACAACCGCAACTGTTACTCAAGCATCTCACGGTTACTCAAACAGTGATGTTGTGAAGATACACAACGCAAACGAATCGGAGTACAACGGAAACTTTACGATCAGTAACGTCACAGCAAACACTTACGACTACACGATGGCAAGCGATCCAGGGGGATCTGCCACTGGGTCGCCTGTTGCCTCCAAGCTGAATCTGTCTGGCGATGATGGTTCAACATCTGCACTTGCATATGCGGATTTACAGTACGCATTTGACCAGACCACTAGAGACACTACGGATGGAAACAGATTCCTCATCAAGAAAGGGACGGCAGAAGTTCTGGCAAAATCTATAGACCTAAGTGGATGGGCAATAAGTTTTAGCTACGGAACATGCTTTGAAGGATATGAAACGACCGCTGGCGATGGAGGCATTGCTGAGATAGATGTAAACGGTGGACTCCTGCTCAGTTCTCATATCAACTCTTCATTCAAGTATCTAGAGATTCACAACGCAGATGTTGCCTCTAGTGCTTCAACCATCAACGCTGCAAACGTGTGGGCACATGCGTACCGATGCTATTTTCACGACTGTGGTGCATTTTCTGCTGGAACCATGTTTCTACATGAGTGTGCCTTTTCGTCAGTTGGGAATACGGGAGGAGTAGCATTTGGGGGGCAGCAGACGATGAGGATGGTGGGTTGTTATGTGGAGGTCGATTCCGCAGAAGGGATCGCAACCGTATTCAGCAACAATGCTTCGTCCACAGAAATTAGAGGCAACTGCATCCTGATAAAGTCTGGGGAAACTTCCGTCGATATAATCAAGACGAACACTGGCAATGACAGTACGATATTCAATAACAATTCAATCCTGTGCTTGGGTGCAAACACAGGTTCAGGGATTGAATTGGGGAACGCTGGGTGGAATCGCCAAGTGATGTACAACCTAATTGAAGGTTGCTCTGGGACTGGTGGCATTGGCATCAACTATGGAGCCAGACAGGAGGTGCTTGGAACGTCTGGCAAGAATGCTGTTTACAACTGTGCTACAGAATATACCACCAGCGGTGCATCGCTTAATGACATCGGTGACGACGAAACACTTAGTGCCTCGCCGTTTGCTAAGTCAGGGACGATCACTTTAAGTCATTTCGTTTCCGACAATGCGGGGTTCTGGTCAGATGTCGCTGCTTACTTTGAGCCGCAAGACACTGGCAATGTGTTTGGTAACTTCGGCTTTAACGCTTTGACCAAAGGTGCAGTACCCCGCCCAGCCGGTACAACAACATACTCACTACATCCATTAGCGTACAACTAAGGCAGGACAATGGAACAAACAGTCGAAGCGGGATCGGTAGCGAGTATCGTTGTCAATGTAATTGACGATAATGGCGACCACGTTGCAGCAATAATCGACCAAACAACGACTCGATTGCAAAAGGGGAATGCAAGCGACACAACGTGGAACAGCGTTGCTCCAACGTCTGTAGATGAAATTACAACCGGCGTGTACCGAATACGCTTCACCAACGTCACTCCCGAGCTTACGTTGACCGACAACGACGAGGCGATCCGGCTAAAGATCAACGGCACGATTTCGGGGACTGCCTGGACCGAATACCACATGCCTTTGCGAGTCGTTCCTGCAACTCCGAGAGCAGTGGTGAAGGGCGAAGTCGATACCGGCATAACATTGCCAACGACCAGTCAGTTTTCGACCACTGCAACAACTAACGAGCCTTACGAGGGTAGGACGCTGGTTTTCACCAGCGGTAACAACGAGCATCTAGCAGTAAAAATTACTGGCACTTCGATTGTCAGCGGACAACTTAGCCTGGCAGTTGAAACACATGATGGATCAGCAATGCCTCTCCCCCCCGCTGACGGCGATACCTTTGAGGTGATTTGATGCCGATTGGCTTGACTCGAATCGGATTATCGACTGCTCCCCGAACCGATTACTTTTGGGGAGAAGCACCGACGGGGATAGTCTCGCTGACTTCGGCGGCCGAAACCGATTCCGCGATTACGCTTGCCGTCGCTAATCCTCGCAGCTACCAGCTGACTTCGGCAGCCGAAACCGATTCGGCCGTTGCGATTACGGTCATCAACCCGCGCAGCTACCAACTAGCTTCGGTAGCGGAAACCGATTCGGCCGTTGCGATCACGGTCGTCAATCCTCGCAGCTACCAACTGACTTCGGTAGCTGAAACCGACGCTGTTGCTCCGCTGACCGTCGAACTGTCAAAGATAGTCTCGCTAGCTTCGGTAGCTGAAACTGATTCCGCCATCGCGATCGCCGTCGCTAATCCTCGCGGTTACCAACTAGCTTCGGCAGCCGAAACTGATTCCGCCATCGCGATCTCGCTGGTCAATCCCCGCAGCTACCAACTAGCTTCGGTAGCGGAAACCGATTCGGCCATTGCGATTACGGTCATCAGTCCGCGCGAGTACCAGCTAACTTCAGCGGCCGAAACTGATTCCGCCACCGCAATTTCGGCAATACACAAAACAATCACTGTTGGATCCGGCAACGAAATCGATGATTCCTCGTTGCTGACCGTGCGAAACACTGTACTATTGTCTGGTGTATTTGAAGTCAATACCGCTCCAGAGATAACGGTAGTTTCTGTTGCGGCCGTCTGTATTCACGTTGGATCGGCGACTATTGCTACTTCTAAAGCGACAGGGCACATTGCCACCGCTAAAGCAACCGGTTTCTTTAAATGTTTGTAGGAGATTTCAAATGGCAAATTTCGTTTTTAATGTTGCGTTGGGTCGAGTCGCTGAAAAGATTAGTGACGGTGCTACGCTTCGCATCCTGGTCCTAAAAGCGGCCGGTACAGATGCCGCGTTGAAAGACTTGGATACGGTATCAGCAGTTTTGGCAGAAGGTTCAACGACCGAAGCTGATTTCACCAACTACCCAGCTACGCGAAAAGCGTTGGCGGCAGTCACCGCGACGGTTGATGACGCAAACGACAAAGTGATTTGTGATGCTGACAACGTGACCTACACGTCAGCTGGCGGCGCGACCAACAATACCACTACCTCGGTTGTCATCTTTGAGGACGTTGCCGGGAGCGACAGTAACGATGCGACCGCTGTTCCGCTCGTCAAACTCGATGCCGTTTTTACGACAGACGGTAATGATGTTACGCTTCAATTCGATGGAACTGACGGTTTCTATACTGCGAGCTAATCCATGGTACGCGAACTGTTGAAAGACTCCACTGGTTGCAAACAACTAGTGGATGAGGGCGAGAGCGCGGTCATCACCGCGACTCTGGTAGATATCGGAAATGCGCCGATCGTTAAAGCGGCGATACAGACGCTGACGCTGACTCTGGTCAACGCCAGTGACCTATCGGTCATTAACGGACGAAGTAATCAAGATATCCTAGATGCTAACGACGGGACGGTCGCTGAGGATGGTACGGTCACGCTCAAGCTCGGGCCAGCAGATAACCCGGTGGTTGGTACTGCGGAGTACGGCATCGAGGATCACTACGCCACCATGCGGTGGACGTGGATCGATCCCGATGGCGATACCCTTTCGGGGGCGCAGCAATGGATCATCCAAATTCTGGCATCCGCGTAACCGGCAGGCTACCGGCTTTCCCTCCAAGCATCGTAATTCATGTCATCGGCGACATAGTCGTAATCGTCGGCAGCGTCGTCATGCCGCATCGGCGTGATGCGGTACTCAATGACTTTCACGCTTTCATGGGCGAAGATTACCCCGCGAGATTCATCGCGGGTTTCGATCACTGAATGGCTGAAGGGGTATCGCCTCGCATGCTGCTCCGCAGCGGCGATGTGAGTCACATCTCCGTAGTCTTCCCAAGCATACGCATATCCGTTTCGCGACTGCACTCGGGCTTGGATGTTGGTCATTTTGATTTCTCTGCGGGATACCAGAGTCGTCGTCGAGCATCGCCATCTTCGCCCCCAGCGGGGATTTCGGCAAATACCTGATCCCGTTCGAATAACACTTTCATGGCGCGAACGATCGTTTCCTTACTAGTGAAATGATCTGGGTCTTCCGCATTATGAGCGGCGACCAGTTCATCGTAGTGCATGCCTGGATTCTGCTCAACAATCCACTGCATCAGTCGCAATCGAAAGACTTTGGGTGGTTCGTCGAAAAGGGGTTCAGGTTTCTCAGGTTTTGTAGAATTGGTCACTTGGTATATCTCCGAGAGAAATGGGTTTCTGCTTCCAAGGGCAGATCCGAATCTGCCCAACTGGGATTAGTAGACATTATTTGATTGACAGTCGCAAGAGCTTTGGGTTCGCCTTCGACCAACACTTCATCGTGTACGTGACCGACGATTTTGTGACCGTCTTCATCGAGGCGAATCATCGCGTCCATCAGCACATCGCGGGCAACCGCTTGCGTGATGTTCTCGCAGAGTTTGCCGCCGTAGAGATATCCCTCGGCATTTTTGGCAGTAAGAAACGTCAGACTGTTTTCTTTAGGATCAAACTTCAAATTTGGATAGTGCAGGGTTCGTCCCGAGGGTAGCGTCACCACCACCTCACCAGTATTAGCGTTGCGACGAATCAGCACTTTTCCTACGGTTCGAACCGGGTTAGCCATATCGACCGTCACGTCGGCAAACGCTCGATCCAGGGCTCGCCAGAACGCGGGTATTTCTTCAAACGCAGATCGGTAGGTATCAATGATTTGCCCCGACTGCTCCGCGTCCAACTCGATGCCGATCGTACTGCGGACAGTTTCGGCAAACTTGTCTTTGCCCATTCCGTATCCGGCACCGAGGATGCATGCTTTCCCGAGTTGCCGTCCCTCGGTGCCCTTACCAAACTCGGTTGCTGGTCGATGGTAGATTTCGCCTGCCATCTCCGAATAGGGATCACGATTTGAATCGGCGAATAGATCGATTAGCCGGGTGCATCCGGCTAGCCAAGCGGCGACTCGACATTCGATTTGCGCGAGATCCGATACGATCAATACTTTGCCTTCAGGAGCGCAAAACATCGGGCGAATCATCCTCTTCGCGATCTCCAGGGGATCCCCGAAAATGACGCGGATAGCATCGAGGTTTCCCAACTCAAACATCTTCAGAATCGATTCGATGCTCTCATCACTAAGCGACATGCGGGGCAGGTTCTGGAACTGCACCAATCGACCTGCCCATCGGCCGGTTTGGGATGCTCCGTACAACTGGAACAGACCTCGCATTCGGTTATCACTTGGATCGGCGGCCGTCGCGATTACCCCGTACTTCGCCAGGGATCCCAGTGCGAGCGTCTGCCGTATCCGCAATACCTCCATCGCCTCGGTCGTCATGCCGGAGGGGGACGCTAGAGAGGCTCGGACGGTGCCCGCCTGTAGATCGCTGCCAGGGTAGCCTTGCGTCTGCAACCAACCAAGCATCTTCGCCTGTTGGCGGCCGGTCGTCACTTCGCCACCAGTCAACTCGGGTAGGCGTTCGGCTTGTCGCTTTGCTTCCTGGCGGACTGCCTTGTCGATTGTCTTAGCGGCCGCAACATCGCAGTACACTCCGTTGTCATTGATTTTTTGATCGAGTCGGAATTCAGTCGAATCGACCGGGAATCCGCCGAAGTGTTTTTCGATTGCCATCTCGGTGCGAACATCCTGCTCGCAGTATGCGATCAGCGTTTTCATATTTTCGGCGTGATTCTTATGCGCGGTCGATCCTGCTTTGGTGGGCTCATAGGTTTTGCGGTTCGCCATGCGGACCATCATCCGCGATGCGGTCACGTCTTTTTTCTGATCTACGCCCAGACGCTCGGCGAGCGTTGCGAGAGCGGCCGGAAGGTTACGCCGCATGGCAGTCACCATGGTGCAGCGATACGCGGCAGGAGCGACCGAGAAGCGGTAACGGGGCATCAAGATATTCGCCCATATCGCTGCTTCAAATCGGTAATTGTGGGCGGCCAAAACAAACGGCTCGGTGAAAATATCCGGCACCGGATCACCGGGGAGCCACGTCCGCACATCATCGGCATCGGTGGCGTAGCTCATGCACCAGATATCGGTACTCGCATCCAGGGAGTATGCCCAAGTACCGAGCTTTTGCAGCGATGCCAATGATCGCGTTTCAAAATCGACGTGGATGATGGGATGATTCATCCGATTAAACCGCCAGAAACCTCGGCATTGCCAGAAACCTCGGCATCGCCAAAGACCTGGGCATTGCCATAGACCTTGGCCTTGTCAGAGACCTTGGCATTGGCAAAGACCTCGGCATCGCCAAAGACCTGGGCATTGCCATAGACCTTGGCCTTGTCAGAGACCTCGGCATCGCCCGAGACCTCGGCATTGCCATAGACCTTGGCATCGCCAAAGACCTTGGCATCGTGAAAGACCAGGGCATTACCATAGACCTGGGCATTGCCATTGACCCAGGAGTCGCCAGAGACCTTGGCATTGCCACAGACATTGGCATCGCCATAGACCAAGGCATTGCCAAAGACCCAGGCATCGCCAGAGACCTTGGCATTGCCATAGACCAGGGCATTGCCATAGACCTGGGCATTGCCATAGACCAGGGCATTGCCATAGACCCAGGCATCGCCAGAGACATTGGCATTGCCATAGACCCAGGCA